GCTGAGATCAATGGGTTTTTCTTATCGAAGAAGTGTTTGCTCTTTCCGAGCTGATTGTTTGGCGCGTCAAAATCAATCGCCAATCCATAAGCGTGCATGGAGATCATTTTTAATCCACGCGCTTGCCGAACAACCCAATCTCCTGAGAAGTTGTCGGCATGGATAGATTTAATTTTATCCATATCTTTGCCTGCCCAATCCCATATATGATTGAACACGCGCTCAAGACTATCTGAGGCGATAGTATTGATTTTGACGTATGGAATTTGCAGCGGCCCCATATGCAACTGCCAAGGGCATTTGACATGTGCAAGATGCTTTTCACCCCAGCCAAAAGTAGCTGGATTTCCAAACTTAGCTAAGCACTCGCTCTGGAGAGGCCATTGCGTCATTGTGTTACCTGCTTAGGTTATTTCTTTTTAGCGCGCTTAGCATTCTCTTTAGCGAGCGCCTTGCGATCCATTGCTTGTTCTTTTTTGGAGCCCTCTTTCAAGCCGCTCTTTTTATCGAGCTTCTTGTCCATAGGGGATTTCTCCCACTCTTTCATGGTCATTGGTTTTTTAGCCATCTTAACACTTCCATGCTTTTAGAGATTTATTAACTCTAGAATTTGGATCGTTGGCGGTCTTCTCACTCGTCAACTTTTTCTTTAAGCCCTTCATTCGAGCACAGAAGCTATCGCGTCTTGGTCCGCCTTCGGGTTGAGGAGCTTTCAAATGACCGCCAGTTTCTTTGTTGTAAGACGCTCGACCTTTTGCATTGAGCCCGCCCTTTGGGTTCTTTCCCTCTTTGCGTGTCCATGCAGGTGTCTTAGCCATTACAACCTCACTCTTAGTTGTATTTGGTAATCTTATTTAGAGTAGTCGCCACGGGTGACGGTGCCACCCATGCAATAGCCTTTTGCTTTGCCGCCGTGATAATTCGGACCACGTGGAGCAGCGCCTTTACGACGCGCAATCGCACCAATGACGCCGCCTGGAACGCCCTTATCTTTCAGCTGCTGAGCCCGGCCACCATAGCCAAGCTCGTTGCTTTTGCCCTTATAAGAGCCCGTCTTTTTCGTGTTTGCCATCTTAGCTTTCACGGACGCCACCCAGTATTCTGGGGACAGATACTGCTGGCAACATTGCGTAGGATTCCTTTACCGACGCTTCGTAGTCAGCATGGCTCTTTTTGCAGTAGTCGTTTCTAAAGCGGCGCTGAAACTCACCACCGCCCGTAATTGATGTCGTCTCATAAAGGGAGTTGAGATGCTCCTCTTTAACGACCTTCGCAGCTTTATTTGGTGTAGGAGCAACCATAACGCTCTCCTTAGAACATACCGTCAACTTGGAAGTAGTTGAGCTTGATATCTGAAGCTGTCGTTGTTGCGTTGCCAGTAACAGCGATCAGGATAGCGCCCGTCTCTGTAGCCGTCGCCGCAGCGGGAGCTGTCGTACCAACATGCGTTGAGCCAGCGATTGCGCCTTCATTGACGCAAACTTGTGAGTTTGAGCCAGCACGAATAACTGCAGCGTTCAGATTGAAACCGCCACCGTTTGTCGTTACTGCGCCAGTGTCACTGATAACCGTGCCACCCGTTACAGTCGAACCAACAACAGCTGTAGTTGCGTTCCAAATGATTCTTACGCGTTTGGTATTGCCGTTAGCACCAAAAACGCAGCTGCACTGAATAGCCAGTTCTTGTGTCTGACCGAGCGTCGTGCCGAAAGTATTTGCTGGTAGTGAATACACTGCCAATACGTTATCTGCGCCGGTTGCGCCGGGTGCAACACCAGTTGTGCTGGTCGTGCGATAGAAATTAGAGAAATTAATCGCATCAACCTGATTGAGCGCAGTCGTCAATGACTGTGGATCAACATCCAAAAATGTAGTAGTCATAACTAATTTCTCCTAGAGATTACTGTGATTTCTTGGCCGTAACGCCAGCTTCAGCTGCATTTGCGTGACCAATGCCGAACATTCTACCTTTGCCGCCTTCAGCAAATTTCTGCTCGCCATTCTTTGTCTCGTGAGACGTTAAGCCTGGGTCTTGCTCATTAGCGAACTGACGACCAAACATTTTAGTCGTGCCGCCTTTGGCAAACTCAAAACCTTTTTCATGTGCGCCGCTTGTAACCTTCGCCATAGTCCTGCTCCTGAATGTGTTACCTGCATAGGTAACATATATGATCAATATTTGCTATACTTATGCTTCTGCCGTTTTATGGTGCCACCTTTTGAGTAGCTTGGAGTTGCAAGCCCCGTTTCACCAGAACCGGGTGTCGTCTCATCTTTAGAAGCTGAACCAGACGAACCGCCGGAATTAGTTACTCTAGATGCCCCATCTGATCTGCCGTTGCCATATCTTAAATATGTCATGACATCACCAGATGCGCCGCCTTCTCCTCGACGACTACCAAGCGGCAAAGGATCATAAGGTTTTCTGCCTTCAGACTTTGTAGCCATTACGGGCCTCCTGCAATTCTTGTCCGTGGGCCAATATCTTTCGTGACGTTAGATCTATCGCCCGTCGCACCTTGGCCCTGAGCTTGCTGCGCTTGATCGCTGCCTTGAGAATGTCCCGGCTGACCCTGCGCCTGAGCAAGAGCAGCTGCCTGAGCTTGCTGTTGCGTAAGCTCATCGTCAGATGGAACGATCTCGACACCGGGAAGCCCAAGGCTCTCAGATACTGGACGAAGGACTGCAGCGCGACCTTTAGGCCCAATGATCTGCATGTCGATTGGGTTGGCTGTCGCTTGAAGGAACTCAAGCTGACGAGAACGCTGCGTTTCTTTCTGAATAGCGACGTTAACGCCGAGAACGCGGATTTCCTCCTCGCCCGTGAGCAAACCGCTCGCATCCGTCAGCATCACCATATCATAGAGGCCACTGAGTAGTGGGTCGAAGATATCGCGGTCGATATTAGCAGCAACTGTCTGGAGGATCTTAGAGGCATTGCTCATAAGCATCGACAGGCCACTGGCTGTGCGTCCAACTGATCCAGCCGAACCGCCGGTCATATACCGTGGCACGGCGCTAAGCTCATCTGCCATATTAATGAGGTTAGTGTAGATCGCCATCAACTCCTGAGCATTGGAGCTTGGCTGGAAGAAACTAACAGGCGGTGCGCCATTATTACCCATAGGATCACTGGTCATATGCCAGCGCTTCCAAGGATAAAGCTCTTCACCATCCTCATCATCGGCAAGTCTATCGTCGTTGACGACGACCTGTGGCCCAGAGGCGATGCTCATATTATTGACGAGCGCGCGAAGCGTTGCGTTACTTACGTCTTGGATGTCCGCTAAAATGTCCGGCAAGCCATTGCCAACAGGCGTGCCAGGAACTTTCTCGAAAGACGTAACGTAGTATTGGTGACGTTTGCGAGGGGAGGGGGCAAGCTGCACCTTAATAATGTGCTTGCCGATCATCCAAGCCTGCACAAAATAATCTCGTATTGGATCAGGGATCTGTTCTTCAGTCAGTCCTTGCTCAAGCAGAAGCCTGCCTTGGACATTTCCCTGAAACTCTAAGCAAGATATCAATCCCGACCGATTGATATGCGGATTTTCGCGGCTTTCATGGACAGCACGTTCTTGATCGACAATATCCCAATTGTCGTTAAGCCCACCACGCCCATACTCATCAAGGACTGCACGAACAGCATCATGGTTATACCCCGGCAGATCGAGAAGATCGTTCAGATCCGCGCGGGTTACGCGCGACCGTTCGATCACACTGGCGTCTTCGATATCGGAAACGCCCGGTGTCCAATAAATATCGAATGGGGAAACACGCTGCCAAAACAGCTTAGGCTTGTTAGTTGTTGAAGGTTGTCCGCCCTGCCACTCAACTTCAGGCACAATCCGAACGACTGGCCCTTTCATAACTGCATATGGGAAGAGGGGCAGGTCAACGATGAACTCAGCGAGCGCTTTATAGAAGCCGCCCTCTGAGAGAAGCTCATCGAGTTTGTCCTCTGCGATGTCCGCTTGTTGCGCCGCTTTTTTCTTCGCAGCCTGTCGCGCAGCTTCCGTTAGCTGCTGCATCCGATCCCGAATATTTGATGGATCTGGCGGCTGACCAAGTTGAGTAGCACTCTGCACCTC